CCGGTGCTGTCGGCCTGCAGGTCATGAAGGGGCCTGCAATTGCCGGTTCCCGTGGGGACCACCGAAGGAAGGAACCGCCGATGAACATTGATAAGTGGGCCTCAGCGGAAGCCGAGCGGCTCTACCCCGACGAGGATGTTCGCATTCTGCGGGTGTGCGCTGACCATGCGTTCCGGCATCTGGCCGAGCGCATGCTGTCAGAAGAAGCGACTTGCGCGGCAGGCCAAAGACTCCGGCAACTTGGTCAGTCGAACACCGAAGCCGAGTATTGGTATGACGCCATTCAGGTCATCGAGGCGGCGTTGTCCGTCGCCACAGAATCACCCGAATCAGAGACAGGAGAGCGGTCATGAGTAAGCCTGTGCCCCTTCGCCTTCGTTTGTTCGGGTGGTGGCCGACGCGGGCGGAGTTCCGCGTCCTGCTCTTCGACCTACGTCAGCGACTGTCGGGACGCTGCAACGATTGCCCCTGGCTACCAGACGCGCGCATGAACGAATACCGAGGCGGATACTCACACTGGCGCTGCGGGCTTCCTCGCGGTCACGAAACGCTGCATCGATTCCGGAACTACACGTGGGGCGAAACTGCCTCCGAGCAGGTCACATATGACCCCGTCCCCGGGCGGCTTTCGATTCCCTTCGCTGTGCACCCTGACGCGCCGGGATATTCGTTCCGGCAACGCAGAGCGAGTCTGGCCCTCCACAGTTCACCCAAATCAGGGGAGGTCGACCTATGAAGCAACCGGGTGACCTGATCGGCGTGACGCTGACACGGGCGCAATGGGAGCGCATCACGGAAGTGCTCGGGTTGAGCGGCAACGACGCCATCGCGGGGACAATCGCCGCGGCGACGCTCACGGCCGACGCCGACACCTTCGCGATGCGGATGGCGAGACAGTCAGATGACGCCGCCGAGGCGAAGTGGGTCGTGTTCCCGTGCGGCACCGAGTGCATTTCGTCCGAATCGGGGCTCGGGGCGTGATCGACGCACGAGAGCATGTCGGCACTCCGGTCATCACCACCTGCCCGCTCTGGGTTACGGCGGCTGGCGTGCGCTACGAGGTAGACGGAGAAGCGACGATTTTCACATTCGGCCCAATCACGTTCGCCGTTGACGAGCGCGACAGTGTGACCGACAAGCTGTACTCGTTCGCGCCATATGTGACGCGAGTACGCCAGCCCTATTCGCCCGATTCTGGGGCGGCTGAGTCATGACCGAACCCACCTGGGTCACCGTCGCCCACTGCGCCGAACTCACCGGCAAGTCGAAGCGACGCATCTACGACCTCCTCCCCCGCATCCGACACCGAGAAACCTCCCACGGCATCGAAGTAGACATCCACGCCGCCCGACAACACTTCGCCACCACCCGCCCAGGACGCCCACGACGACACGCCGCACCACCCACTTGACGAAAACCCTTCAAACACCGCACTCTGAGAACACTTAGATGGGCGCAATGCGTCCCGAACCCCCGGAAGCGAACACCGCACCGGGGGTTTCGTCATCCCCACCACAGAGGCACAGCCTCAACACCACCGCGGACAGGCGCCGCCAAGAGGTGATGACATGGCCCAAGGTCGACCAGTCGAAGCCGCCATACGCGAGCGCGCGCTCGAACTGATCGAGCAGGGCTTGCCACGCAACGCCATCGCCCGCGAGTTGATGATCGCCCCGTCCTCGGTGACGAAGATCGCCAAGGAAGAGGGCCTGAGCTTCGAGCGGGCCACGATGACGGCCACCGCGGTCGCTGCTCGTCAGGCCGACCTGAAGGCGCGTCGTCTGGAACTCGTCGACGAGCTGGTGTCGAAAGCGCAGGATCACCTGGTCGCCATTGACCAGCCCTTCCTGGCGTTCAGCTTCGGTGGCCGCGACAACACGTACCAAGAGCACGAGCTGGACAGAGCGCCGACCGGCGACATTCTGAACCTGCACCGCGCCGCGTCGCTCGCCCTGAAAGATGCGCGCGAGCTCGCCCGTGACGATGACGACGAGGGTGTCGCCGAGGCCGAGTCGATGCTGATGAACCTGATCCTCGAACTGGGGCTTCACGAGGATGAGTGACGACCTTCCCGAGGTACAGACGCTCGGCGCGCAGCAGATCAAGTCGCTCCGTGAGTCGAAGACGCGCATCAACGTGTTCGAGGGCGCAATCCGGTCGGGGAAGACCATCGTGTCGCTGCTCCGATTCTTGATGGCTGTGGTGCTCCACCGTCAGGGCGTGATCATCGTTGTCGCTCGCACTCGGGACTCGGCGTACCGGAACGTGTTCGAGCCGCTGATGGACCGAAACCTGTTCGGACCGCTCGCGCGACTCGTGCACTACACAGGCGGCGCTCCGACTGGGCGGATCATGGGCCGCACCGTGCACGTGCTGGGGGCGAACGACAAGAAGTCCGAGAAGGTGCTCCGCGGTCTCACGGTCGGCCTTGCCTACGTGGATGAGATCACCGTCATCCCGGAAGAGTTCTTCACCCAGTTGTTGGGCCGCATGTCGCCGCCCAACGCGAAACTGTTCGGCACCACAAACCCCGACTCGCCGGCGCACTGGCTGAAGGTCAAGTTCCTCGACCGAATCGGCAAAGGACTCGAGCGGTGGCGGTCCTGGCACTTCACCCTCGACGACAACCCAGCACTGTCAGAGGAGTACAAGAACCAGATCAAGTCCGAGTTCACGGGCCTCTGGTACAAGCGGTTCGTTGAAGGCTTGTGGGTCGCCGCTGAGGGCGCGATCTACGACATGTGGGACCCCGCGAAGCACACCATCGCGTGGGACGACCTGCCTGAGATGCGGGAACTCATCGCCTGCTCAATCGACTACGGCACCACGAACCCGACAGTGGCTGGCATCCTCGGCATCTCCGCAGAGATCGACGCTCTCGGCCGCCCCACGCCACGCCTGTTCATGGTTGACGAGTGGGAGTACGACGCCGGCGCCTCGCAGGAGAAGCTCACCGACGCAGAACTGTCGAAGCGACTACGCGCCTGGCTGGACGCTGGCGGCCACATCCCCCGCGACACGTTCCCGTCGATGCGGCCCCGGTTCATCATCGTCGACCCATCCGCGGCGTCGTTCCGGGTGCAGCTGTCGCAGGACGGCCTTGTCGCCACCGCAGCTGACAACGACGTGCTGTACGGCATCCGCACGGTCGCGTCGTTGATCGGCGCAGGCAAGCTGCTGATCGCTCGCCCGACTGACGCGCACCCAGACCGCGGGTGTCCGCGATTCATCCAGGAAGCGCCGGGATACGCGTGGGACCCCGACCAGACACTCAAGGGTGTGGACAAGCCGATCAAGGTCGCCGACCATTCGCTCGACCAGGGACGCTACGGCGTGGTCACCACTGAGAACGTCTGGCGCAACCACATCAAGCTCGCAGCATAGGAGGCGCCCATGGCTTCGGAGACCTGGCCTCCCGCACCCTTCGATATCGCCGCCCACCGCTACCGCGAGCTCGACGCCTGGTACACCGGCGACACCGAGACGCTGCTCGAAATCTACTCGGGCAAGACCGGTGCCGCGACACACGCCGTCGGCGGCCGCGCATACCGTGGCGGCGTCGTCGGCACCCTGTCGAAGTGGTTCTGGGGTCAGCCGGTCGACCAGACCGAGCAACGCTCCCGCATGCACCTGCCGCTCGCCGCGGACTTGTGCGCCCTGTCGGCCGACCTGCTGTTCAGCGAGGCGCCGCAGGTGGTTTTCCGCAAGCCGGAAGACGCTGAGGTGTCGCAGGGCGCGAAGTGGCGCCACTCGGCGCAGGACCGCCTTGACAAGATGATCGCGTCCGACGAAGCCCACGCTGAGCTGCTGATGGGGGGCGAGTACGCGGCTGCTCTCGGCGGCATGTACCTCGCCGCAGCGTGGGACACCGAGGTTGCCGATCATGTGTTCCCGAAGGCGTACGCGGCGGATTGCGCGATCCCCGAGTTCCGGTACGGCCGACTCGTCGGCGTGACCCTGTGGTCGGAGTATCGGGACGGAGACACCGTGTTCCGCCTGCTGGAACGTCACCGTCCGGGCGTCATCGAGTACACCCTGCATCGGGGCCGCGACCGTGTGCTCGGCAAGCCAGTGCCGGTGCAAGACCGGCCGGAGACCGCGCACCTCGCAAGCTTGCGCACCGTGTCTGACCTTGCCGTGCCGGAAGGGGAGTTCTCGGAGACGATCACTGTCGCCACCGGTTCGCCGCGGCTCGCGGTGGCGTACATGAAGAACGCCGCCCCCGTGCGCGACTGGCGCAAGAATGGCGACCTGGCACACGTGGGCCGTTCCGACCTTGACGGCATCCAAGACCTGCTCGACAAGGCTGACCAGATCGGGTCGTCGCTGATGCGCGACTTCGAGAACGGCGAAGGCCGCATCACGATCCCCGAGTCGTGGCTGGAGCAGGGCGAGCGAGGCGAGGGCGGCAAGTTCGACCTGCACCGGCAGGTGTACGTCGGCATTCGCGCTCTTGGCCGCGCTGACGCGAGCATCTCCGACCAGGCGATCATCAACCAGTTCGACATTCGCGTCGAGGAGCACCGCGAAGGGTTCGACTGGGTCAAGGAGCAGATCGCTTCCGCTCTCGGCTACTCGCCGACGCATCTTGGTCTGAAGGATGTGGCGGGCACGCGCACGGCGACGGAGATCGCCGCGGACCTGTCCGACTCGGAACGCACCCGCGACAAGAAGGCGATCTACGCGAAGTCGGCGCTGGCACGGTGGGCGCAGTCCGCACTCGAGATCGACAAGGCCGTGTTCGGTGTCGCCTCGACGCCTGCCACGATCGACGATCTGCCGGATGTTCTGTTCGCCCCGGTGTCGCAGTCCGACCCGGAGAAGAACGCCCGCGTCGCGCAGCTGCTCGACATGGGCCGGTCGGCGTCGACTCGTGAACGCGTGCGGGTCATGCATTCCGACTGGGATGAGGAAGACATCGACGAAGAAGTGGCCCGCATTCACGCCGAGTACGGCATCGGCGCGGCCCCCGACCCGGCGAACTTCGGCCGGCCGGGCGCCGAAGACACGCAGGACGAACAGTGAGCGCTGCAACGAAGGCCGCCCTCGAAGAGGCTCTTGCCGCGCACATCGCTGACGAGACCGACGGGGACCTCCCGACCGACTGGGCCATGGTCGTCGCCACCAGCTCCCTGGAGAACATCGGCACCGGCCGAACTGGCTACTGGATCGAAGCGAACGACAACCAACCGATCCACATCACGACGGGACTGTTCCGCTACGCGGGCGAGCACGTCATCTGGGATGACGACGATGACTGACGTGACACACGTCTACCCGGTGGGTGATCTCATCTGCCACGACATCGAAACCGGCGACTGCGTATGCGGTCCCAGGTCGGAGCCCGTCAAGCGCCCCGACGGATCGGTGGGCTGGCTCGCTGTGCACCACAGTCTCGACGGCCGCGAAAAGCGTGAACGGCGAGCGTGACCGAACTCCATCGGTGCGCGGTGTGCGGCGCCCATCACGTCGTCCCGTCTCTCGCCCGCGACTGCGAACTCCGACACGAGGAGTAGCCGATGGCCCAGTTCCTGCCCGCCCCTGACGGGTTCGACGTCGAAGACTTCATCGAGCAACTGTCCCTCGACCTCGCGAACCGATACCGGGACGTGGAGAACGAACTGATCGAACAGGTCGCCCGCCGCGCCTACCGGGACCTCGAGCTGCAGCAGGTCGACCCGAACGTCACCGTCGCCGGCGGGCTGACAGCTGCAGAGCGACGCCAGCAGAACGAAGCGCTCGCACGGCTCGCAACTCACCGCGCACAGTCGGTGCGGGAACTGCAAGCCATCGCTGTGGCGCTCGTCGAACGGCTCCGAGTCGCCGGCCTGTCACAAGAGACCGTGCGGGTCGCCGCAACACAAGGCGAAGCGGCCGCGGCCGCGATGCTCGGCTTCGGATCACGGCAACCCGTCGGACCGTCCGGTGTTGCCGCTCGCGCGGCAGGCAGCTACGCCGGCCAGGCAGTCGCATCGCTTGGCCTGTCGCTGCAGTCCCGCCTCGAGGTGATGAACCAGCGCATCACCCGCTACCCGCAGGACGCCTACCAGCGGATCGTGTCGATGACCGCACCGCGCGGCATCATCGGCGCGAACACGAGCCTGCAGGTGCAGCAGGAGACCGTGCGCCGGTTCCTCCGTGAAGGTGTGACCGGGTTCGTTGACAAGTCGAACCGGCGGTGGACGATCGGCGCCTACGCCGAGATGGCGTCCCGCACCGCCACGAACCGCGCATTCAACGACGCCACCCAGTGGCGGCTGCAGCAGTCCGGCCTGAGCCTCGGCACGATCGTCGGCGGTTCCGACGCCTGCAAAGGGTGCGGGCAGTGGATCGGGAAGGTTGTGTCGCTCGACGGCACTCCCGCGGGTCCGCGCCTCATCCCGTCAGCGATCAGCGACCAGATGGTCACCATCTACGTGTCCGGCTCCATCGAGCAGGCACGCAACGCGGGCTGGAATCACCCGAACTGCTTCCCCGGGTTCGTGCCGGTGTCAGCGCCGACGGGCGTTGCCGCTGCCGACTCGCGTTGGTTTGAGGGCGAGCTCGTCGTCATCCACACTGCCGCCGGTCGCGAACTCTCCGTCACCCCAAACCATCCGGTACTGACGGATGAAGGTTGGGTCGCTGCGGGTGCGATTGTCGAACGCCACAACCTCGTCAGCTACAGCGGCGATGTCGAGCAGCCACTCACGAGCCGACCAGATCATGAGGGTGTTGAAGCCCCGATCGGCGAGGTCTACGAGACGCTTCGGCAGTCGCGCCATGTGGCGGCCGTCGCGATGCCAGGAGCCGCCGAAGATTTCCACGGCGACGGCATTGCCGACACCGAGGTCCACGTTGTACTTGCCGACCGCCTGCTGGGGAGTGACGGCGAGCCCACGTCGCTCGAGCTCCCGGCCGAGAGCGATCTCATCCTCAGTCGCGTGCGACAGCCGCATCTGCTTGGTGAGGGCGCGCCGCTCGAGGTCATCGACGCTGCGGGTCATGCCGCGCACGGCGTCGTGAGCGCTGCGGGAGAGCCGGGCACGCTCCTCCGCGGACGCGCTGGCCATGCGGACGTACATGGCGGCGGAACGGCCACGCATCTCGACGCCAGCCTGGCGCAGACGCCGCGTGAGCGCGTCGCGGGAGACACCGTGACTGCTGGCGAGTTGCTTGACGCTCTCACCGGCCTTGTATCGCTCGATGAGGTGGTCAAGGTCGAGCGGCGGGATTTTGCGGGGCATGTGTACAACCTCCAGACGGGCGGCGGTTGGTACACCGCTGAGTCCATTATCGTGCACAACTGCCGGTGCCGTATCGCGGCGTTCCAGCCGGGCCTGACAGTGCCGCAGGCGGACTACCAGTACGACGAGGAAGCCGAAGAGCAGCGGGAGAAGCAGCGCGAGCTCGAGCGGGAAATCCGGTCCGCGAAACGTGACCTTGCGACCGCCCCGAACGATGTGGCCCGCAAGCGTGCACAACAGGACGTTGAGGAGCGGCAGGCACAGATGCGGCAGTTCCTCGCCGAGTCTGGCCGGCCGCGCGCCTCGTACCGGGAACAGTTGCACTTCTCCGACGGCCGTTAGGCCCTCCACGCCAGGAGGGGCGTCAACGCGTGTGGCACGTCCCGAGAAGGCTGCCCATGATGCCCTGCCTTTCGGGCGAGGTAGACCTGCGCCCCTCCTCCACACACGTCCAGCGTTAGTCGGTAGCGCGCATTGAGGGTCGCCCCACCCGAGAAGACGACAACGGGGCCAATCGCCGGCTGAGCCGGAAGCGATGGCACGTGCCGCGTATGCGGTGTCGACTGTCGGGGCCTGAACGTCGGGCCTGCGAGGAGCGCAGCGCGAAAGCGCAGATGTCCGCCTGAGTGGGGCGGGCAGGCCGGTGACGGTCTGAGAAGTCTGGGATTGCCCGGACGTTCCCGCCCCACTTCAGTGCCCTACACGTCCGGCCATCGGGGTCGGCGATCCACCGATGCGGCCAGGCGCTGCAGAAGGAGAAACACCGTGTTCACGACGACAACCGCACCTCTTGCACAGCGCGGCCCCGACGGGCTCGCCGTAATCGGCTCGACCCGCCACCAGCTGATGGGCATCCGCTACAACAACGGCGAGAACGGTGCCGGCGGCGGAAACGACGACGCCGCAGCCCAGGCCGCCGCGGCTGCAGGCTCGAAGCCGCCGTGGGGCGACGACCCGTCGAAGTTCGACCCCGACAAGGCGTGGCAGCTCATCCAGAACGTCAAGGGCGACCTCGCCGCGGAGAAGCAGAAGCGCGACGACGCGATCGCCGCGGCCGTTGCCGACGCCACCGACAAGGCCACGAAGGGCGCGCTCGCCGAGTTCGCCAAACTCCTCGGCGGCGGCGAGCAGCAGGAGACGGACCCCGCGAAGCTCGCCGAAAAGGTCACCGACCTCTCCGGCAAGGTCGAAGCGGCGAACAGCGAACTGACGAAGGCGCAGGCGGACATCAAGTCGCGCGACCTGCAGCTCGCGGTCGCGATCGCCGCGCCCGCGCTCGGCGCGAACACCGCCCTACTCCTCAAGAACGAGGAGTTCAAGAACTCGATCACGTCGGTAGAGCCGACCGATGAGGCCGCCATCACGGCGGCGATCACCAAGGCGTTGCAGGCCAACGCCGCACTCAAGCAGCCCCCCGCCCGGTCAGGTGCCGGCGATCACACGGGCCCGACGATCCAGTCTCTCGAAGCGCAGCTCGCTGCCGCCGACGAGAAGCGGGACTTCGCCGAAACCATCCGCCTGAAGCGCGCCATCGCGGCCGCGAAGGCATCTACCCAGTAAGGAGCCAGCATGACTGGAATCAGCGGGCAGGGGACCACGTACAACCTGCCGAACTACACGGGCGAACTGTTCCAGGTGTCGCCCGAAGACACCCCGTTCCTCTCCGCAA